AAACAAATCTTCCCTAAAACTAGTATAAGAAGTAACTCCATTTTGTCCGTTGCGAGTAACTGGCATCCACCACGCTTCCCAGATTGTTTTTAGTTTATCTAATACAACTGTAGCGTTTTTTGTAGTTAAATCATAGGCTTGAAGTGTGATAGTACTATACCAAGATTGACTATCTGTATTGTCAGCAGTTCTAGCAATATACAATGTTCTCTTGCCGTTGTTAACAACGTATGTAAAGTCTAAGATAGTGCCTCGACCAGCAACCGCAGGAATAACTTCTTTAGTACTGCCAAACGTACCATTTGACGCTCCATATAAGATAACCGCATTTGCATTATTTTTGTCGTCACCACCAGCAAGCAAGTCCATAATACCGTCATTGTTAATATCAACTAATTCGACGCTCCAATAGCCCATCCATGGTACAATGCCTGTTATCCGAGTACTATCTGATACAAATGTACCGTTCTTTTGATTAATCAAGAAGTGTACATTATTGCCATTTGCACCTGGCTGTGATTGATTAAAGATATTTGCTACAACAATGTCAGGGTATCCGTCACCATTAACATCTGCACTGGCGGCACCATGATAAAATCCAACATCTGCTACATCAGTAACTGTAAAGCCACCTGCGCCATTGTTAATTAACAAACTATTCTTTTCGCCTAGAAAGCGACCGTTTACTAAACCATCATAACCATGACATGCAACGAATACATCAGGATGACCGTCTTTGTTAAAATCATCAACAATAGCTTTGCGAGGATGTAAACAACCTTTATAAGTTAACAGCAAAGTCAGATTACCTGAACTATCTTTACGCCAAAATTGTAAATCACTTTTATATTTTTCTTCTGTTAAAACTTTATCTGCAGGAAACTTACTAGTGTCCATTGTATAGTTTTGTTTGGCTGTAAAAATATCTATTGTTCCTTTCTTAAAGAAGTCTGCCGCAGTCCAGCCCAGTGGTTGGTCCGGAGAATATTCTCTTAGACTATCAGGAAAATTAATTCTAGATAAGCCAACATTTTTCATATTTAAATACGATGACTTTTGTAATGCAATGGCAGGCTTAACAACTGGTTCGCTAGATTTAACCGACAATACAGTTTCAACATTGACGACAACATCATAGTAAACATTGCCATAGGCATTCACGTTTGGTATTGTAAGTTGATTCTTATAAGGATCATATGAGTCCATAGTTGTACTAGGTTTAGGTACATACTTGGAATCTAAGTTAGATCCACCTACAGTTAATATTGGGCCAACTGTAATGACTACGTCACGATAAATCGTTTCTCCCAACACTACTGCTGGAATAGTCAGTTGATTGTTTACATGATTATATGTGTCTGTGGCGTAAACGTTTGGCGCAATAAAAGCCAATAACGATAAAAACAATTCATTAATATACTTCATATTAACCTCCGTTCTTTTTTAAGACAGGCGCAAACGGATCTGTTGGCGCAGGAGCATTTGGTTGTTCGGGTACCGATTTACCTAGTGCTTGTTCAAAAGGATTGGCTTGTGGAGTAGATGAACTGCCTCCACAGGCTGTTAGTGATAGTGCTAAAATTAAAATTAAGTGTTTCATTTGTAGACCTTTAATAAAATTACATCAGTATTTACACGACCATTGAGTTTAATCTCTGTGCTTTTAATTCCTTTAAACCATTTCTTAGCGGCAGGCTTTCCATTAGCTGTAAACTCTTTAAGTTGTTCTTTGGGCTTACGCAATGTTTTTTGCACACTTGCGTTGGCATCAAATCCCATAATAGAACTGTTCTTAACTGTTAATGCACCTGCATATTGGTCTGCAATGTAGATACCCAACTTGCGTGTCTTTGTATTGAACACCCAAAGCTCTTGTGCTGTAAGAATTGTAGTTGGATCCACACTTTTAAGATTGAGCTCTTTAAACTCTTTTTGGTACTTCAACTTGGCTACTACCTTTTCTGGCAGTACTGCTTTCTTCTTACGTGGAGCCTTGCTGGCTTTCTTAACTACATTGTAACTGTTAGCGTCTGTTAGTGCCTGCGTCCACCATTTGATCATCGCTGTAATTTGACGCTTGCCCAAATGCTTGTATGCTTCCAATACCTGCGGATCTTTGCTGGCATTGATATCCTCATACTCTGCAATCTTTTTGTTGATGAACTCTTGTACTGTTTTAACTTGTACTGCTGGCACGTTCATTGTAGTCATCAACTCTACCAGTTTGGGCTCACCTTTGAGCTCTGCTGTAAAGTCATCAAAACGACCTTCCAGCTCACCTAAGAACTCTGCTGTCTTTTCTGCCATACGTTCTTGGATGTTGAACTTGGGCTTGTCGTCTTTGACTTCTTCCACAACGACATTGCTAGTATCAATGCCAACGTCTGCTTGTTTAAGTTGTCGAACAAGAGTGCGTAGTGTGCCAAAACGTAGTGCCAGACCAACACGACCTGCTCTCAGTGCAAAGCCCACAGTAGGACCTGGCCAAATGTCACCACGCTTAACGCTGTCTGCTAATTTTTGACGCCGTGGGTTACGTGCGAGGAACTGGGCTAGCCATTCTGCACTTTTCTTTTTGTCTTGTGTATGAGCATACCAATTAAGTGTACGCATTACCTGTGTCTTGTACTCGCTGTCAGTCCAGGCTTGCTGTTCTTCTACGCTAGGGTAAGTGGGTTCTTCGCCAACATACTTGGAATCTACTTCTCTATAGACAACTGTTTTGGCTGGAGGCTCGTAGCGCCATGCCAATTTATCTGTACTTACTTGTTTAACGGGTTTCTTTGTAGCCATTGTTTACTCCTAGGTAAAAATGTAATTATACACTAACTTCTATTTTATGTCAATTTCAATTGCACGACGCAAGAGCAACTCTTGTTTAGAGAAAGCGTCAATCTCCCAAGGCATATCCAAATACTTTGTTTTTTTGCTGTAGCGTTTACCCTTCCAAATCCTTGCTTCATTTGGTAGGAATTTCATTTGGCCTTTTGCCAATTGCTTGACATGTACCATTTCGTGTGCTAAGGTGCCAGCCAGATCAAACAAACTATTTGGAGTAAGACGCTTTGGCGGTTTGAGCAAGACCATCATACAGTCTGCCGCTTCGATATTCATCGTAGCACCTTGGAAATCTTCTTCCAAGTCTTTAGTAACTTTAACTAGGACTGCTCGTTTGCTGTTAACTAATCCCAACTGTTCAATAAATGATGGCATCAAACTAGCCAAAAACTTTTTAATTTTTGGATTATCTGCGTCCACATCATATTCCATCATACCCGCCCCTTTTTGTGTGTATAACATATTATACTGTAGAAGTCATTTTGTGTCAATAAAAAACCCGCCGAAGCGGGTTTGATTTAAATTGGATTAAATTAATCGTTGTTCCATAATAATTCACCGCCAACAATACTAGCATTGTAAACAGTAACATTATTTAGACCCCAAGCATTAATGTTAATTTGTAAGTTGGCACCATTGGAATCTTGTCCTGCGGCAACTTGAACTCTACTAAACCCGGCAGCATTTGTATTAGCAGGTAAATTAGCACTATCTTTCCAGATACCACCATTTACAATTGATACACCTGTTGCTACACCTGCGTTAGATGCTGTAACACGAACTCTTAGCGGAGTTGCAAAATTTGCGTGACGGAATTCAAATTCGTCGCCTACGTCATTGGCTGTGCCACCATTAAGAATAGAAATGTTTGTTACTGTTTCTTCACTGACAAATTCAGTAATATCAGTACCCAAACTAGGAATTGTACCATATGTTGCTCCTGGGACTGCGCCTGGAACACTTGATGCTTTAGCCGCAAATGTAAAGATGTTACCATTTGGTTGGCTTACCATATATAAATCTGTTTTTAGTTGAAGTGCTTGAACTGCCTGTGAATACAAGCTGTTGCTGTCATCGTAATTTGTTTCGATATCTTCTTCCATATCAACTACGAAGTATGCTAATTCTGGAGTTCCCATAGAAGTAACTGGGAGAATGCGTTTATAGTTATCTGTAATAGCCATAATAAAAATCCTTTAAAGTGTATTGTAATTATTTATCATTTAGTCAAAGAGAAACCCGCCGAAGCGGGTTTGTATTGATCAATTCTTATTGATTAAAAGTTCATTTCCATACCAACTGCAACACGACGTAAATCTTTAGTATTTACAACATTGTCTTCTTTGATATAGCGAGCTTGTAAACTTGTGTGTTTGCTCAAAGCATAGTTAACACCAACGTTAGTTGCTGTAACTAATTCGTTTGTACCGTAACTAGCTAAAACAGTAACTGGAGATTTACCAACCGGTTGTGCTACGCCTACTGATTTACCAGTAGTTTTTACACCGACAACATTATTAGTAGATCTGATTGCAGATACTGTAGTTCTTGTCGGAGCAACTGTATACTTGGCAGCTACTAAGTTTGATGTGCTAGTTGTTTGATTGTCATAGGTAGCAAATGTTGCTTGAACACCTGCAAAGCTAACGTCAACACTTGCGGCTGTAGCACTAGGAGTGCCAACAACTTCGCTTTCGCCTCGTTGATAGCTTACACTCAGACCTTTAACAATGTTAGCAGTAACCATAGTAGCATTACTCAAACGTTGACCTTGCCCAGCATTAACAACTGTTGTGCTAGAAAAAGCGGCATTGCCGAAAACATCATAGTTATCTAAACTACGACCAATAGCATGTTTTGCGCGACCTACATCGACGCTGCCTAGACCAACATGGCTAATACCAACTGTACTTTGTCTGTTACCAAGTTGCGTGGCAGCACCAGTATTTGGTGCATCGGCTACGACACTAGTCTCGATAACAGCATTGGCTTTCAAGCCGTTGCCTAGATTTTCAACAGCTTTAAATCCAATACGACTATCACTGTCAGTTAATTGTGTAACTGAGTTAGCTGTGCCTAACTTGTATGATTCTTCAAATGCACGTAGTTTACCGTAGGCGGTAACGTCAGCGAAAGAAGTACTAGCGGCTAAAGCTAGAACAGACATAATTGCAATTTTTTTCATAATAAATTTCCTTTTGTTTAGTAAATTAAAATAATTTACTACCTTTATATATTCAAGGTATTCTGATTATACGGAGAAATAGGGCAGAAATCAAAGATTTTCTTGATTTTTGGATAGATTGCCATTTAAAAGTAATAGGTAAATAGTATTACTATGCCAAGACTAAGCCTGTGGAAACCCGAAAAAACAAACGACTATCGTTTCATGGATAGACTTATCCGCGAACAATTTATGGTAGGCGGAACTGGCGTGTTAGTACACAAATATTTACAACCAGCAGATCAAGGTGCCAGCACTGATCCAACTAAGCCTAACTACAAGGCCGATGACATACTCAACGAAACTAAGATACAGGATTTGCTGTTCTTAGAAAATCGTGATAGGATTTATGATCCTGATATCTACGAACTCAGAGGAGTTTATAACGTAGGCGATCAAGACTTTGACTTAACCCAATTTGGATTATTTCTAAGTGCCGATACTATCTATATTACATTCCATACCAATGACATGGTTGACCGTATGGGACGTAAACTAATGGCCGGTGATGTCATCGAATTACCACACATCAGAGACGACTTATTATTAGACGAAACTAAACCAGCTATTAATAAGTTTTATGTTATTCAAGATGCTAGTCGTGCCGCAGAAGGTTTTAGTCAAACTTGGTATCCACATATTTGGCGCATCAAAGCTAGCCCAATGACTGATGCTCAAGAGTACCGAGATATCCTACAACAAACTGCTGATAACGGAGTCGATACATTAAAAGATGCTCTTAGCACTTATCAGAAAGAATTAGAAATTTCTAATGCTATTATTAAACGCGGTGAACAACTTGCTCCTACTATCTTAGATGACGGCAGTAATATATTGCAGGATACAACAAAGCCCTATCAAGCAGATGCTAATCCTGTATATGATCATGGCGAACAAGTCGAGTCCGGATTAAGTTTCCCTTTGACTCCGCATCAAGGAGATTTCTTCTTACGCACAGATTATCAGCCTCCGGCTTTATTTGCTTATCGAGGAACAAGATGGCAACGTATGACAACTGCTAACGGTCCGATTGACTTAAGAGATAAAGTTCTCAATGCCGCAGGATTCATTAATAATGATGCTACTACTGTTGTCGGTAATAAGGAATTCCCAGAACGTCAAGCATTGAGTCAAGTAGTCCTACCTAAATCAGATTTTTAATTATGCAACAATATTTTTACGACGAACAAATAAGAAAATACTTAACCCAATTTATGCGTATATTGGGCGGATTTAGTGTAAAAACTGGCAAGGATAGAGACGGTAACGAGTCATATATCCAAGTGCCAGTGCGCTACGGTGACATTAATCGTATGGCTGCTCACATATTAAAAAATCAAAGTGAGAACATGATGAATACTGTTCCATTTATTAGTTGCTATGTAACTGATTTACAGATCAGTGCAGAGCGCAGAAGTAATCCCACTCACGTTAGCAAAGTCCAAGTCTACGAAAAGAAAGTCGATCCAGAGACTGGAGATTATATCGAAGGCGAAGTAGGTAATACTTATACAGTAGAACGTTATATGCCTGTTCCTTATGATTTAACTGTTCAAGTAGATATATGGACAAGTAACACAGATCAAAAGCTACAACTAATAGAACAACTATTGGTATTGTTTAATCCCAGTATTAACTTAAAGTCAAATAGCAATCCATTTGACTGGTCGAATCTAACGTATACAGAATTAGTCAATGTAATATGGAGTGTACGTCAAGTTCCTCAGGGCACTGATGATATCATCGACGTGGCGGCTCTAAACTTTACTATACCTATTTTAATTAATCCTCCTGCAAAAGTAAAACGTCAAACTCTTATACATACTATCTTAAATGAAATTAAAAAACTCAAAGATGAAGAACAACTAGATTGGGTAGAAGACAATCCAGTACCTAACAAGCAATGGGTAGTTGTTACTTTTGAAAATCTAAAACTACAAGTAAGAATTGAAGGAGACAGGGCAACTGTATTAAATCGGTCAGGTGGTAATACAGATGATCAAGGCAATCCATTAGATTGGAAATCTTTGTTACAACCTTTTGGAGATCTAAGATTAGGCATTAGCAATTTAAGATTACGCAGAGGTAGTGATCCCACTGATCCTAACAATGACATCGTTGCTGTTATAACTGAAATTGACGAAGACTATCCCAACGTTGCTGTTATAGATGTTGACCAAGATAGTTTACCTAATGCTAGTTTAGCTGCCATTAATGCTATCATTAATCCTAGCAGAGTTGCTCCAGGAAAAAATTTAGCCGCGGCTAGTACAGGTCAACGTTATCTAGTTCTAGAAGACGTTCCTAATAATAATTACTGGGGCGTTACTGATGCTCGAGCTAACGATATTATACAATATAATGGCAGTCATTGGATTGTTAGTTTCAATTCCTCTGCTAATACTGATGCCATAGTATTAAATACAACTACTGGTATACTATACGAATGGCGAGCAGAACAGTGGATTAGTGTCTTCGAAGGTACATATCAAAATGGATGGTGGAGAATTTATTTGTGAAGCAGTTTAGAGGCGCAGGCGCTATTATAGTCAGCGAACAGTCAGGTCGAGTAATGACAGTTCTTCGTAGCTCTCGAGAAAGTCATCCTAACACTTGGTCTTTTGCAGGTGGCAAGGTCGAAGTCGGAGAAACAGAAATAGACGGACTGCGACGAGAGTTAGAAGAAGAATTGAAGCTAACTAAAATTAAAAAAATAATACCTTTACATAGATATCAAAGCCGTAGCAAAGATTTTGTCTACGATACATTTGTTGTATTAGTAAACAAAGAATTTGTACCAGAACTCAACTGGGAAAATGAAGGATATGCATGGACAAGTATTGATAGTTTGCCAAGTCCGTTACATCCAAAGGCTCGTCAAATGATTAGTTCAAGTAGACTAATTAAAAAATTCAAAGACTTCTATAGTTGGATTGATAAGAAGAATGTCAGCAGAGATAATACAATTTCCAAAGAAGACAAAATTACGCAAATTTAAAAGCGTTGATTTGTATTATTGTTGGGATCGTCGATTAGACAATCCTTTATTAAACAGTCTATTCAAGCAAGAAGTAAGTTATGTAGAAAGATGGTATTTACAGACTGTGCATCTTCTTAATATGGAATTAACAGATCATCCATTATTAGTATCATTGTTATCCCCGGATGATACTACATTAGATTTATTAATAGATTTAATCGAAAAAGATTTAATCATACAAAAACAACTAACAAATGACGATACTACACTAACCACTGATTATAATCTAATCAGACTTAATAAATGGTTAGTTAAGTTTCGAGGTCTACAACAATATCGTCGTCGACTTTATAGTTTTTAATTCCCACATGTCCTAGTTCGCAGGTAGTAGCTACGTCTAGCCATATATCTATTTCATAGTCATTGCATTTTCTAAAAAATTCAATGTCTTCTCCTGTATACTGACCATCATAAAATCCTAATTGAAACCAAGGCAAGTTAAGTTGTTCAAATACTTCCATCTTGATAAGACAAAAGCCTAGAGCCATTGCTTCTACTTTAATATGACTTTCAGTTTGTTTTGTAGGATCTACCCAAGAATCCCAGTTATCAATTTCTGTCCATGCTGTTACTATAAGTGGTTCGACTCTTTTACTGTATGCGGCTCCTACTATAAGTTCGTCAAAATCCAATAAACGTAAAACATGTAAAGGATCAAAGGTCATGTCGCTGTCGATGAACATAACATGAGTTGCACCCCAATCTTGAGAACTTCTTACTAATTCGTGGCGTTGATTGGCTATCAACGTTCCTGGACTAATAAACAATGTACTAGCAACGCCTACATTTTTTAAATAAGCACAAAGATTCCATAGTGCAAACGTAGTTGCTGTATGCATCATATCCCTAGCAGGGATACAAATTGCCAATTTAACATTGGCATATTTTTCATAGGTAAAATTCATTTAACTTTTTTAAGTGCTAATTTCCGTGGACCTTTATCCACTTCAGGAGCATAACCCAATTCTGTTTCAGCTCGTTCAGTTGCTGATTTAATTGCGTTTGCTAATCTCACACAAGTCTGTGTAGATTTAATATACAAGTCTTCTGGTAGCTTGACCATTTTATTCATAGTCTCGTATGAAGGTTTGCCTATGGTTAAAATTTCAACTGCGGCTTGTTTACCTAATGCATTAGACCAATATTCTTTTTCTACAAATTCCCAATTAGTAATTGCAGATTCTAATTGCTTTTGATCCTCGCCTTCTAAGAAGGCTTGTAACTTTTCTTTTTCAGCAAGTAGACATTTTTTTTCAAATGTTCTTGTTTCTGTTTCCAAATCGCTGTCAATCTTTCGAAGTCTATTAATTGTTTCAATAATGTATCTAGCGTATGCTGTGCCAGTTTGGTTTTGAAAATTTTGTCTTTCAAAATCACTGAAAGTAGGATATGGACATATATCAAATAATCCTTGTAACGGATTAGTTTCAGTTACTACTGTTTTGTTTGTCTTTTTTGTGGTCATAAAAAAATACCTTGAAGTTGTTCAAGGTATTTATATAAGCTATTCTTAGTTTAATATGCGTAAGGTGTAGTACGCCCACCAAATCTAGAACTTAGTGTAATTTGAGTTCCAGAACTTTGTCCGACAAATGCACCCAATGTTCCACTAAGTGAAATATTTTGGCCTGCGGCTGGGGCTACGTTATTATATGCTTTTCTAACCCGACCCATTACAATTTCTGTGCCCGTTGCTGGTAAAACTGCCATTTGTTATCTCCTGTTGAATTATTTATCTTAAATAATTAAATCGATGAAACGGAGAATTTCTTCTCCGTTTCCAATTTAGCTAACTATTATAGTTCGCCTGAATTGCCGATTTGTGCTTCAAGAGTCTTAACTTTAGCACTTAGTTCCTTAACCGCTTCGATTAACAATGCTGTTAGCTTGTCATAACGAACTGTCTTGTAACCAGCAAAAGCAGAATCACATACCAATTCAGGAGCAACTGCTTCAATTTCTTGAGCAATAACACCCATCTGGTGACGATTATCGATACCTAATGCTAGAGCAGCTTCGTTTGGATCGAATGTAACACCGTTGATTGCTTCTACTTTTTCCAAAGCGTCTGCAATAGGAACAATGTTTGTCTTCAAACGTAAGTCAGAGAAGTAAGCTGTAATTTCACCAGTAGCAGTAATAGCACCAGATACAGTTAAAGCACCTGTACTCAATGCCGCTGTAGTTGTTGCGCCACGAGCAGTAACGTTTGCCAATGTACTTGTTTCTGTGTAGCCTGTAATAAAGCCAGCACCGTTAGTCAATTGGTTAGTGTTAGTAGGAATAGTAATTACACCAGTTGAACTGTTGTAAGCACCAGAACCAGCTGTGAAGCTATGTGCGGAACGAGCTAATGCATCAGTGTACTGAGTAATTGTGTTAGTTAAAGTAATACTACCACCTAAACTTACAGCACCACCGCCACTTAAACCTGTACCAGCTGTAACTGTTACTGCGCTGTTAGCTAAACTTGCATTTGGAACGCTAGCCAAGCTAATTAGCATACTGTCGCCGTGTGTAGCATCATCGCTAGCCACTGCAACTGTTACACCATTAGAACCACGGAACTTGAATGTGTCGTTGTTGCTGTCGGCTGCGGCAGTTGTTGTACCATCTGTAAAATTCTTAAAGATGTTTTGGCTGCTACCTAAATCAGTGTTAGTAACTGTAGCTGTACTACCTTCGCCTTGTGTATGGCTTACGCTGATACCTGTACCAGCTGTAACGTTTACCATGTAGTTACCAGTTGTGTCAGTACCTAAAGCAACGTTGTTTGCTGATACTGTAGCAGATAATGTTACGTCTGCACTACCATCAATGCTAACGCTACCAGACAAGTCACCACCTAAAGTGATTGTACGAGCTGTTGCCCATTTTGTTGCTGTTGCGGCATTACCGGTTGTTGAACCAGAACTACCAGTTACGTTACCAGTTACGTTACCAGTCAATGCGGCTGTAATTGTACCAGCTGTAAAGTTACCGCTTGCATCACGTGCAACGATAGCACTTGCTGTATTAGCACTTGCGGCTGTTGTAGCAGAATTGCTTACTTTACCAGCTGTACTGATTGTTGCTAATGCGCTATCAGGAACGCTAACTAAACGTGCGTTTGGTAATGTACCAGAACTAATGTTAGCGGCATTTGTTGTATCAGTTGTTGCTGATGTAGCTAAACCAGTGATCTTGCTAGTAGCAATTGAACCCGCCAACATTGCATTTGTAACTGTACCAGTATCACCAGTTGTGATAATTGTACCATTTACGTCCGGTGCTGTCAATGTACGAGTTGTACCTGTTGAAATACTGCTTGCTTGGAATTGTAACTTCTTAGTAGCATCAGTTTCGTCAATGATAAATGTTGTACTGTCGCTTAATGACTTGTTTGTCAATGTTTGAGCAGTTGTTTTATCGATTGATGATGCTGTATCTAAACTAATTGTAACTGCGGCACCTTCACCAGAACCAGAAACAGTAATACCTGTACCAGCTGTAACGCTAGCAACATAGTTACCAGTTGTATCTGTACCTAGTGCAACTGCATCGCTTGTTACTGTAGCATTCAATGTAACGTTTGCGCTACCGTCAATGCTTACACTACCAGATAAATCACCACCTAAAGTGATTGTACGAGCTGTTGTCCACTTACCAGCTGTTGTAGCTGTATCAGCATTACCTGTTAAAGCACCAACGAATGCTGTAGATGTAACGCTTGTTAAACCAGCCAATGTAGTAGAACTTGCACCTAAGCTAATATCAGTTGTACCTACTGTTACTTTGCTATTTGACAAACTTGCGTTTGGAATAGCACTTGTTGTAATGGCACCAGTTGTGCTGTTATAAGAAATACCTGTACCAGCACTTACACTAGCGCGAGCACGGGCTGTTGTAAAGTATTGGTTAGTAGTACCTTCACTAATTGCGTCGCTGTCTAAAGTACGTGTACCACCTAATGCAACTGATGTGCCGTTGATTGTAACACTACTGTTAGCCAATGAACTATTTGGAATACTACCTAAGCTGAATACACCAGTTGAGCTGTTATAGCTTACACCTGTTGCGCTTGTTGAACTTAATGCACTACGAGCACGAGCCGCTGTGTGATATAAGTTTGTTGAACCTTCTGTTAATACGTCTGTGCTTGTAGCAATTGGATGATAAACAGCACCGTCGTTTGTAAATGTCCAAGTGTCAGAACCTTCGTTCCAACGAATTTGTGTGTTTGCATCATCACCACGTTCAACTTCGATGCCAGCATTTTGTGTTGGTGTACCTGTTGCGTCACTGTTCAATGTAATAATGTTATCAGCTAAACTGATTGTGTTAGAGTTAACAACTGTTTGTGTACCGCTAACTGTAAAGTTACCAGCAACTGTAACACCTGTACCATCAACTGTCAATGCTGTTGAACCATCAACTGTAACTGTTACTGTACCAGAACCGCTGTCAACAACGGCAATGTTAGTGTTACCTTGAGCAATACTTGATGTGCTGATTGAACTAACTGAATCATCAACATATTTCTTTGTTGCCGCATCTGTGTTAGCACTTGGTGCGCCAAGACCGATAACTTTGTTACCGTTCATTTCAATGTTGTCACCAAAGTTAACTTTGATACCTGCGCTGTCAGTAATGTTCTTACCGGCTGCGATCTGCAATGTACCGTCAACGTTAACGTTCGTTGTGCTAGAACCTAATTGTAAAATGCCTGCGCCAACTGCGTTGATTCGGATATTTTGGTCTACGTCAGCAGTAAATGTAATTGTACCAGAATCGTCTTCTAGAACCTTACTACCGTTAACATACAAAGAACCTGGACCAACGTAAACGTCTTTCCATTGCTTAGTTGGACTACCTAAGTCATATGTAATGTCTGCACTAGGAATAATGCTACCAGAGATACTAGGAATACCACCTGTTAATGTTAAGTTAACAAATGTTGGACTACCTGCTGTAGTCAATGTCTGTGTTGTGCTGATTGCACCAGTACTGCTGTTATAGCTGATACCAGAACCTGCACTGATAGACGCACGAGCTCTTGCTTGTGTAAAATATAAATTACCGTTTTCAGCAACATCAGTTGTATCTAATGTTACTGCACCTGTTTCACCGTTGACGCTTGTTACGCCACCGATTTGGACCACGCTAGGTGTTCCGTCATCTTTTTTAATATAAATCAAGCCGTCATACGTATTGATTGCTATTTCGCCTAGTGACAATTGACTGGTTGTTGGCACTTTACCAGGTGTTGCACTACGCTTTAAAACTATTGTATTTGCCATTTGAGTATATACCCCTTTAGTTCGAACTAGTGGAATGAATCGATTTCCACGCTCGATAGTATTTAGCCAAAATCAGCTATAGCACTAACTATACAGTGATTATTTTAGAATTCGCCGCCGTCGACACTGATGTCAACTTCGGAAATTGAATTAATTTCTCCAGTTTCATCCAGTGCCAGGATGACTGTTTTGCCAGCAGAACCATATGTTCCGCTTACATCTGTAGTATTGATTCTACTTTCTTTAGAAAATACTATGGCAGATGTGCCAGGAGTAATTACACCTTGTGTAATTAATGTCCAAGAACTTTTACCCTGTGTATTACCTTCTTCTACATAAACTTTATTACCGGCACTGAGTTCAAAAATGCTGTCGGCGTCTAAGGCTCTTGTTAATTTACTTGTAGAAACAGACCAGTAATATATGCCATTTTGACTTTGATTGGATTGGCCTGCCAGTAAAACTCTATCTTTATCTGTTAAAGTAATTCCATCAATAGAAATTACAGTTGCAGCCAAATTTAAATTAGATCGTAATGCGACACGCACACTGTCTTTGTAGTCAGACATTGCGCTAACAAAATTTTTACCTCTAAAAATTGGCATCTAAATATATCCCGAAAATCTCTACGATTATTATCTATTATTTATACTCATTTACAAAACAGAAAAGGTGCCCGAAGGCACCTTTTCATAGTTTACTAATAATATTAAGTATTAGTATGTACCACCGTCGATGTTACTTGATTCGTTTAGAACACCACCAGCAGTCAATGTGCTAGTAGAACTTACACGAACGAAGATGTAATCGTTGGCTTCCGGGGCTGTGTCAAACACAATACTTGATATTTCATTAGTCGTAGACAATGTATAAGAGTATGTAGGTGCTTGAATCAAACCGTTGATATACACTTGAGTGTTATCAATACTTGTAACGTTAACACCAGTACTGAAACTAGTTGCTGAACCGTCACCAGTAAAGTTCAATGTAGTAGCTGTTACAGCGATGTTCTGTGGAACAAACTCGCCTAAAGCACTAGACCAAACTAGTGTATAACCGTCTTGTAAAGCTTCTGTCTTATTGACATCACTTAAATCACGGATGCTTGCAGCCGCAATACGATCATCTGCACGAGTGTCAGTGTAGTAAAGATTTACTAGACCTTCATCGATTGCATCAGTCGTTGGCGTTACGAATGTCAATGTACCTGTAGCATAACTTAAGATGTTTGCATCATCAGTTACTAATGTCAATGCGTTTTGAGCACGAGCATTTGTAAAGTACAAGTTTGTTGAACCTTCACTGACATCATCTGTGTCTAGTACAACATCATGAGTCTGACCGTTAACGCTCCAAACAGCCGCTTGTGTGCTGATTGTACCGCTAGTTGCATCATAATCAATGTTTGCACCGTTGTTTACACTTGCGCGAGCGCGAGCTGTTGTAAAGTACAATCTGTTCTGACCTTCAGCAATTTCATCTGTATCAACAGTTGCTAATGTGAAGCTAAATGTACCAGTTGTATTATCATAGCTTAATGCATCTGTGTTATCAGTTGTTAAGCTGATAGCTTGACGAGCACGGCTATTCAAGAAGTACAAGTTTGTACCTTCTGTTACATCACTTGTGCTTGGAGCAGAGATATTGATAATACCAGTAGCATCATCATAGCTTAGGTTACTCCAACCAGTTGCGCTGATACTTTGACGAGCGCGAGCTTGTGTAAAGTACATTGTACCGGATGTTACTGTTGCATTTGGATCTTCTGTAACTTCGCTGGTATCTAAACCAGTTAAGCTGAATGTAAATTCACCAGTTGTGCTGTTGTAATCTAATACTGTGCTGTCGCTTGTTGTCAAGCTGATTGCACTACGAGCACGACCTTCTGTGAAGTACATTGTACCACTTGTAGTAGTTGCACTTGGATCTTCAGAAACACTTTCTGTACCAAAGCTACCACTAGCACCCAAAGCAACATTTGTACCGTTAATTGTAACGCTGTTGTTTGTCAAGCTAGTATTTGGAATACTTGCTAAAGCAAATACACCAGTTGCGCTAGTATATGTAATACCAGTGTTGCTTGTAGCACTGAAGTGAGCACGAGTATCGGCTGCGCTTGGACCAGTATAAGAAATAACGCCAGTTGAATCATCATAAGAGATTGTACCGTCGCCGCTTACTTTAGTTGCGCTAATCGCCAAACGATAATCAGCATTGTCAGGACCTGTGTAGCTGAATACACCAGTTGGTTCATCATAGCTGAAGTTGCCATCGCCACTTACTTTAGTAGCACTTACTTGAGCACGAACATCGGCTGAAGTAACTTTGGCATAAGTGAATACACCTGTTGAACTACTATAGCTTAGACCACCAAAACCTGTTCCGCTTGTGCTAGCACCAAAGTGAGCACGAGTTTCGCTGGCGCTTGGGCCTGTGTATGTGAATACACCAGTTGCGCTATCGTAGCTGAATGAACCATCACCGCCTGCATCAGTAGCACTTAAGGCTGCTTGAGCACGAGCGTTTGTAAAGTACATTGTACCGCTACTTGTTGTTGCTGCCGGATCTTCAGTTACTTCGCTAGTATCTAAACCAGATAAGCTGAATGTAAATTCACCAGTTGAACTGTTATAATCTAAAACAGAACTATCACTTGTTGTCAAGCTGATTGCACTACGAGCACGACTGTCTAAGTAATACTTGTTGCCTTCTTCAGTAACGCTGTCAGTACCAAAACTACCAGTACCACCTAAACTTACTGTTGTTCCGTTAATAGTTACATCGCTGTTTGTCAAGCTACTATTTGGAATAGCACTTAGAGCAATAACACCAGTACTTGCTGTATATGTTACACCAGTTGCGCTTGTAGCACTTACGCTGTTACGAGCACGAGTTGTTGTAAAGTATAAGTTTGTACCTTCAGCTAAACCAGTAGTTGAGTGATTGCTGATATCGCTAACTTGACCAGTTACATTACCAGTTAAGTTACCAGTTACGTCGCCGGTTACATTACCAGTTAAGTTACCAGTTACATTACCAGTTAAGTTACCACTGAAACCAGTGTTAGCTGTAATTGTTGTACCAGTTACTGCGGCAGGAGTCACACCACCAATAGCTGTACCATCGATGTTACCACCATTGATATCAACTGTAGCAAATGTACTTGTACCTGTGCTTGTTACATCACCTGTTACATTACCTGTAACGTTACCAGTTAAGTCACCTGTTACATCACCTGTTACATCACCAGTTAAGTCACCAGTAAATGTAGGAGCTGTTAGGTCAGCTGTTAGTGTTAAACCACCAGTAATACTAACGTCTTTGTTTAAGTTCCAGCTATCTGTACCACTTGCATAAGTGATTGTAGCATTAGAACCGTCAACTGTTAAACCAGCACCATTGGAGGCAGCGGCATTTGCGGCACCTTTAGCCAATGTCAAGTTCAAGTCAGCAATTTCAACTGTGTTTGATTGAATAGATGTCAATGTACCCAATACTGTTAAGTCACCGCTGACTGTTAAGTCATTGAATGTAACGTCGCTAGTTGTACTAACATCTTGACCGATTGCAATTTCACCAGTAGAACTTGTGTAAGTTACACCAGTACCACCTGACAATGTTGCGCGAGCGCGACTTTGTGTGAAGTACATTGTACCAGAAGTTACTGTTGCACTTGGATCTTCAGCTAAATCAGCAGTATCTTTGGCAGCAAATGCGCTGTCGAAACGTGCTTGAGTGTAGTATAGGTTAGAACCTTCTGCTAAATCATCAGTGTCTTTGGCAGCCAATGCTGTATCAAAACGAGCTTGTGTATAATACAAGTTAGTTTCTTCAGTAACGCTGTCGGTACCAAAACTTGTTGTACCACCTAAACTTACAGTTGCACCGTTAACAGTTACACTGCTGTTTGCCAAGCTAGAGTTTGGAATACTTGCTAAAGCAATAACACCAGTACCTGCTGTATATGTTACACCAGTGTTTGATGTAGCACTTAGGTGAGCACGAACTTCACTGGCACTTGGACCTGTGTAAGTAAATGCACCAGTTGCACTATCATAACTGAATGAACCGTCACCACCTGCGTCAACTGCACTAACGTCAGCGCGAGTACGTGCTGTTGTGTAGTATAAGTTGTTTGCGCCTTCTGCAACGTCGTCAGTTGTCTGATTAGACAAGTTAAATGTAAACGCACCAGTTGTGCTGTTATAATCTAAAACACTTGCCTTGTTAGTTGTCAAGCTGATTGCACTACGAGCACGACCATCTTCAAAATACAAGTTTTGTGTACCTTCGCCGATGTCGTCAGTGTCTAAAGTCTGACTACCGCCCAAGGAGATATCATAACCGTTGACTGTAACTTTGCTGTTTGTCAAGCTAGCATTTGGAATACCGCTTAAAGCGATTATACCAGTTGCGCTGTCATATGTTACACCTGTATTAGTAGTAGCACTTAGGTGAGCACGAACTTCACTAGCACTTGGACCAGTATATTCAAATACACCAGTTGAGCTATTATAGCTTAAACTACCGTCACCGCCTAGATCACTAACACTTAGGTGAGCACGAGTTTCGCTGGCACTTGGACCTGTGTAAGTGAATACACCAGTTGAGCTATTGTAATCAAAACTACCATCACCGCCCGCATCAACTGCGCTTACAGCACCTCGATAGTTAGTGTTTGTAGGACCTGTGTATGTGAATACACCAGTTGAGCTACTATACTCTAAATTACCGTGACCGCTAGCGTGGTTAGCACTAACTGCTTGACGATATTCTGTGCTTGTTGGACCAACATAATCAAATACACCAGTAGTGTTATCATATGTTAAATCACCGTCGCCGGCACTATGAATTGCGCTAACGCTGTTACGAGCGCGAGTGTCAGTATAATATAAGTTTGTACCTTCTGTTACATCGCTTGTGCTTGGAGCACTAATAGAAATAACACCAGTACCGTTGTTGTAGCTTAAATTGCTCCAACCGCTTGTACTAATAGATTGACGAGCACGACTGTCTAAGAAGTACAAGTTTTGTGTACCTTCAGCAACGTCGTCTGTAGTCTGGTTTCCTAGTGCGAATGTAAACAAACCAGTTGTATTGTCATAGCTTAAAACGCTTGGCTTATCGCTAGTTAAACTTACAGCATTACGAACACGAGTGTCTGTATAATACTTGTTAGTAGAACCTTCATTTACACCATCAGTTGTTGGCGTTGAATAGCTAAAGTTACCAGTAGCTGAATTGTAACTAATGTCACCACTAGCACTAACTGCGCCATGAACGCGAGCATCAGTATAATATAAATTTACACTACCTTCATCAACACTATCTGTACTTGGTGTTACGAATGTAAAACGTCCTGTACCAGTGTTATAACTCAAGATGTTAGTGTCGTCAGTTGTTAAACTAACTGCACCAGCGGCACGAGCGTTTGTAAAGTACAAGTTTGTACTACCTTCACCGATGTCATCTGTATCTAATACTACGTCATGAGTTTGAGTATTGACACTCCAAACAGCAGCCTGTGTACTGAAAATACCTGTCGATGAGTCATAATCAATGTTTGCACCACTACTTACTGAATTACGAGCACGACTTGTTAAGAAGTATTGGTTAGTTTGACCTTCAACAATCTTGTCAGTGTCGGGTGTTGTGAATGTAAATTCACCAGTTTGACTACTATAAGAAAGAATCTGACCGTCATCACTGTTTAAACTAACGCTGTTACGAGCACGACCTTGTGTAAAATACAAGTTTGTTGTACCTTCTAATACACCATCACTTGTTGGATGACGATATCTAAATTGACCGCTTGTACTATCATAGGTTAAAACAGTAGTATTGTCACTGTCTAAACTAATCGTGCTTTTTACACGAGCTGCTGTATAATACAAGTTAGTTTGACCTTCAGCAACATCATCTGTACTGTAGATCATCTGACTGTCAACTAAATCATCAACATACAATTTAGTTACAGCATGTAAGTTTAATGTTGGAGCACCTGACAAAGTCAACGGACCTGTCATTGCTTCACTACCATCTTTTGGTAGTTTTGTAGCGATACTATTTGCAACGGAAACGGAGAATGCTTCGTCGTTGTTAATGGCCGCTGCTAATTCAGCTAATGTATCTAGCAATGCTGGACTAGCATCAACTAAGTCTGCAATCGCTGTTCTAACATAAGACGTACTAGCAAGTTGGTTAGTATTAACCGTTTGCTGAGCCGTTTCCGCCGTTGGTTGACCACGTAGGTCAACGCTGTCCATAATGGAACTTGACCTGGCTTTAATTAATGGCATTTTTTTATCCTTAAAATCGGATTTCTATTGAAATCCATCAGGCTTGATTTGTGTCTGTGCCCAAAGACTTTGCTAACTCCGCAAGAGTATTAAGTAACTCTTGTGAGGAGCCAACTAAATTACTAACTTCTTGAGTCACTAATCTTGTTGTCGCTATTTCGGAAAATTGATCAGATGCAGTTGGTTGTCCACGTAAATTTACGCTATCGGTTATAGAACTAGATTTCAACTTTATTAAAGGCATCTTATCATCTCCTTGGCATGTTTAAGTTTGGTGCCGCCAACTAGAGGAAAAAGCTTCATATGACTAGTAGCCAATAGTTCTTTGTTATTTCAACAAGACCATCACTGGCTACTACTGTGATTTCGTATCGACTAGGATTGCTGTTATTAGGAGCTGTTCCTACGATACTTGTTCCGCTTACTGACAACCAGCTAATTGCGGATTCACCTGCATTAGCAGGTTGTATAGTTATACTTGTAGTATTATTTACTTCAAGTAGAAAATTAATGCTATCTCCACGTCTAAAACGCCCAATATATGATGTGCTGTCCGTGAATTGCGGCTTACTTTCGCCGTAGTTAATTAAGTTTTTATAAACATATTCATTCCCACTGACATCTATCAGTGTCAAATCTTGCGGTGTTGTCCATAAGGACCCATTTACTTGACTTGTTTCAACCATAAGTTGAAGGATATTTTCACCAGGATAATCTATCCTAGTAATCGCTTGGCCGCCAATTTTAGCGCCAGTGCCGTATGTAATGTCTAAACATACGACTGAAATCGTTGTGTATTGACCTATTGTACTGTAAGATATGTTTGTTATCTTAGGTCTAGGTCTGTCACTGGTTGTATTGCTTCGAAGAATACGTACTTGAATTCTATCACCTGCAGCAGGTGCTTCATCAAAAGCTAACGTAGTTCCATCTATTATACTATAGCTATAGTATGGCTCTTGCGTAATACCATTTATAGATACTACTAACAAATTAGGGTTACTTACACTGGTTTGTATATCAAATTCTAATGTTGTTCCATCACCCGAAAAGTTTCGTGTAATAGGAGTTAATGTATTTGTTTGACTTCTAAACTGGCCGATTGTTGTATCATAGACTAATACTTCGCCGGTTACTGGACTAGTAACCATTACATCAGTTAAATCATTTAATTGTAAATTATTAATTGTAGTTGTAAGATTAGTATCAGTTTGTGTTATTTGACTGTCGACATAGTCTTTATTGGTCAGTAAACGCCAATTGCTACCATCAAAGAATTCTGGATTAAACAATTCATTAGAATATCTAATCTGTCCTTCTGTGCCTTGTGGACGTTGTGAAGTATCGCCTGTGGGTAATTTTAATGCACCTTGTGCATTAATTTCCAATATTCCACTCTCGGGTGTTAATGTTTCGTTTGGGTGATTTATTTTAATTGCCATTTTGCCCTTTATATTAAAACAACATCAATAACTGCTGTCCAATTTATTGTATCTGTGCCTACACCTGTACAATTTATTGTCATTTCACCGTTTTCGTTAAAATTTATTGTTGGTTCTGTAAAGTTATTAGTATCTACAAATGTGTTAGTAACATATCCAGAAATAGTTGTTGTACCTTGTAAGTAACAACCTTTAATTTCATAAGCGGCTGTGTTTACGCCTTTGCCTACAACATAAGCTGTAAAAAATACTGTAGATTCTGCCGTGTATTTTAATCCGTCTCTATCTAATAATTCCGTCGATGCTGTATTAGTAGTAGTACCAGACAAAGTTGCTCGTTGATTTTTCAAACCTATATTAAATCTGTCTGTTGTAGTGCCGTGCAATTTTGTATATATGTCTGTCATTATTTGTTCCAGCTATCAAGAATCATTTCCTCTATCTTATTTATTAGATTTTGACCGGGCTCGCTGATTGTCCATTTATTGTCAGGACAAGTTGAGCTAGCAAATGTAGACTTTGCAGGCATGTAACATCCACATTGTTTACAAGTTTTTATTTTTTTATTAAAACTGTCGCAGTCGTTGCATATAGATAAACGAAATAATTTAGTTTCTTCACTTACTGTTTTTAGCATATTAGTATTTATTTTAATCACACATTAAAAAAGGACTCCGAAGAGTCCTTTTTGTAGTAAAAATACCTTGTAACGAATTACATGTACTTAACTGCACCGATAGCAATTTTGCCTAGGTAGTCAGCAGCGTTGCCCAAAGAGCTTGCTGTGTTTGTCAACTCAACATAACCATAACGTGTCATGAAGCTAACTACTGGTTCCATTGTTGCTGGGTCAAGAACAACACCAGAACTCATCAATGGAATGTATGGGCAATAGAATGCTGCCGCGTCCATTTCGTTAGGACCTTTGTAACCAACTAGGATCGGAGCGTCTGCGGCTGCGTAGCTGTTTACATAAACTTTAACAGAACTGTTCAATGTACCAGCAAACTTTGTGTTTGTTGGAGCTTCGAAAGTACCTTCAGTTGTACGTGCAAATGCACTTGTTGTAGCAGATTGTAGAACTGTCAATGCTGTTGGAGAAACAACAACGAAGTTACCAGCGCCACGACGTGTGCGTTGAGCAATACGGTTAGCAACATCATTGATTTGGATAGCCAAAACAGCGTGTTGGTCACCAACGTAAGTAGCAGTACCAGTGAATGAACCACTGTTCTGGTCGAACGTGTGTGTAGCTGTACCAGCCAATGTTGCTAGGCTAGCTAACAATTCTTGGTCGATTTCAGCAGTGATTTCTTGAGCCAAAGCAGCCATAATTTCTGCTTCAACATCCAAACCGTGCATTGCTTGTGCATCTTGCGCGGCTTCGAATGTCCAACGAGCAGACATCTTACGTGTTTTAGCTTCAACAGTTTGCTTCAATACTTGAATGCTTAACTTGTTACCTGGTGTACCTTCTAAAGTACTTGTAGCTTCAGCTTTACCGTTGCTAGCACCAGAATATGCAGTAGCGATGTCAAATGGGCTTAGTGCTTCAGAACCAGCTGTAGCACCGTTAGCTGTTTGAGCATAACGTACACGCAATGTGTGGATTTGACCAACTGGGCCAGTCATTGGCTGAACACCAACGATTTCGTTAGCGATAACTGTTGGCATAACACGACGGATAACAGGCAAAATTACCTTGTTAAGAACCGCAACGTTACCAGATGCAGTAGCACCAGCGGAAGCAGATTCCATAATGTTTTTCTTTGTGTTTTCTAACACAGTTTCCATAACGGATTTTTTATTTCCTTGCAAGCCTTCTAATAGAACGTCTTTTGTTGCAGTCCAGTTCTGGGCTTCGAAAAGTTTTTCAGACATGATAGTCTCCTTAAATTTTTCCAATTCCGGCTAACTTACGTAGTGATAGTATGTCTGCACCTGCAGATTCTTCACTAGCAGTTTTATTGCCAGTCATCGCAGTCGTCTGCGAATTGACGCTCTCAGCGATTACAGTCTTTGCCTTAGGAGCAACGGCTGTTTCGTTTAGAACGGCCGGTAGATACTTGTTATATGATTCACGTAAAGATTCTGTTGATGTTGTTTTTAGCAAATCTTCCATAATACCACGTTTCTCTTTACCAAGAGGTGCTACCAATTCTTGCATAATAGATTGGCGTTTTACTGCGTCTTCTGCTATGCGAATTTTCTTTTGTGCTTGTGCTAGTTCAGTATCTTTAGCTGTAACAGTTTTAGCTGTTTCGTCTAAACGGCTAGTTAGTTGAGCAATTTGGTCGCCTAACTTCTTAACCTGTGTACCATCGGCAAAACCGCTGGCCATGAACTCACCTGCAAATGCTTCCATGATCTTACGACCGAAAGCGTTTTCACGACTAATTTGAATGTCTTCACGTAATTGAGTGATCTCGCTACGTAGACTTTCGCTTAGTAATTTCTCAGCTCTTGTGGCTGCTTCTTTGATGAATTTAGCTTTAGCTTCAGCGATAACTTTTTTACCCTCTGTTACTAATTGGACTCTAGCTTGTACTAGTTTGTCTTCATCTTCTTTTAGTTCTTTTAGCTCTGAACTTAACTTACGCAAAGCAAATTCTTCTAATTTCTCGAAGTTTACTTTTTGTGTGTTACGATCTTCTCTGAGTTCTTTGATCTCTTTAGCCATCTGTTCCATAACAAACTTGTTTAACATTTGGGCATGTTCACGCATTTGCTTTTTGTATGTAACTTTTGCTTCAACAACTTCACGCTTATCAGCGGCAAATTCTTCGATTTCTCTACGAATTGCTTCTGTAATCATTTTGTCAGCGGCTTCAACGATTAGACCCTTGTCAGATTCATATCTCTGACTGAATTCTTCACGTAGATTAGCTTCAACTTCTTCATGTAGTTGTTTAACTTTAGAGTCCCAAGCTTCTTGTAATTGGCTTGTTACTTCCTCAGATAAAACCTCAGCGCCGAATAGTTCTTTTAATGTGCTCATCTTGTTCCCCTTACTTGTTCAAGTTGGTGATGAACCTAAGAACCTCTTCCTGGAGGTATCTCTGTGCCTTAGCATCATGTCTTACAGCACTAGCAACGTCCATTAAGGCGCCGCGTCTACGATCGTGCATAACACGTTCATATATTGCTTTTGGATATGCTGCTGGAGCACTAGGTTGTGCCACGATGTCTACCGTGACAATTTCGAAATCAGTAACGCCACCAGATTCGTTGACGTTACCTGATCCTCTGCTACTTACACCAAGTTTAACACCAGACTCTAAAAGAGTTTTAACGATGTTACCCATTGGTGTAGGTAAGATTTTTAGTTTACCAATACCGTTGTTTTCATTCATGTACATGTTTGTAATCATGTGACTAACACGGTCAAGGTTAACTTGTAGGTCATCTGGGTGATCGGCTTCGCCTAACACACTATAACCACTTTTAATTTTTTCAGCAATGTTACTACATGCTCTAGCGATTTCATTTACGGGGTAAACTCTTTGGTTTTGATTTTTAACACCGCCTTGAATGAAAATGCCTTCCATGTAGAGGTCCTTGCCGCCAGTCTGGTTTTCCACAATTTGAGTGCGGATACCAGCTTGGTCGAATGTAAGAGCTTCTACTAATGGTAAGGCCATCTTATTACTTCGCTACAGGACTAGTTTTGTTGGCTGCTGTGTCGCTGTTCATTTTAGGAACTGCAACTGTCTTTGGAGCTGGTGCTTTAGCATTACCAACTTTGTTTACATTACCAGCATCGTCTTCTTTAGCAGATTCTGCTTTGCCACCAGCAGTGTTACCACTGTTAACTTTAACTGCGCTTGCACCATTAGCACTGATTTTAGAACCAGAACTTACTGGGCTACGTGTGTTTTGTCCATTGTCACCATGTGTTGGAGCCGGAACAGCTTTAGGCATTACACCTTCACCGAAAGCACGGAAGCTTTCTTCTGTTGGTTCTTCAGCAGGCATGTCATCCATTGCAGGTTCGTCAGCTGGCATGTCACCACCTTGTGTACCCATAATTTCAGCAAAAATAGCTTTTAATTCGTCGATAGCGTCGTCTGCTTTTTGTAGCAAATCGCCTTCGGCAGCTGGTTCTTCAGCTGGCATTTCGTCGCCCATTGCCAAGTCAGCAGTTGCTTCTGGCTCTGTTGGCTCTTCAGCAGACATCGGGTCTTCACCTTCTTCGTCTGCTTCACTGAATAATTTTTCGTCTTCTAGATCAGCTTCGTCAGCAATGATTTCTTCTTCGAAGTCACCGGCAGGTTGTCCGCCAATACCTTCTTCAAGATCTGCTTCTTCGTCTTCTTCTAGTTGTTCGTCAAAAGAACTTAGTTCTTCATAAATTGACTTGCCCTTTTGAACAAAGAACTGATGTAGCAATTCGCTTGCACGGTCATCTTCTTTATTGATTAAGGCTTCTAATACTTGCTCTAATGTATGTTTAGACATTGTGTTTCTCCTTTTGGCCAAAGTAATTTGTCTGTATTATATTTACAGAAAGATTACAATAATAGTGCTAAAATAGAGTTAAAAACCCAGTTTTCTTTTAGAAAACCGAGTTAAGTATAGTAAATTTATTCCATTGCTGGAGGTCTTGCGTAAATTTTCTTGTAAAGGTCTTTTCTAGACTCCATTTCAAGTTTACGAATTTCACGCATTTTTCGTAGTTTTCCCAAGTGCTCTAGTGTTAGTCTAGGACGTCTTGTGTCTAATTTTTGACTCTGTTCTAGTTTGTTTTCTGCAGGATCGATAATACCGTCCTCTAGTTTTACTTCAAATAATTTCATCGTACTGCTCCTGGTGCCGGCGGTGCGCCACTTGGTGCTGGTGCTCCGCCTAAGGGACTAGCTTGGGCAGTAGCTTCAGCACCTGGCTCAGCTTGTCCTTCTTGTCCCAATTGATCTGCCTGTCCAAAGTCATCTTCAGTTGGACGTTGTACTCCTAATCCAGTTAGGTCGCCAGCAGCCATGGCTGCATCTCCTGGAGGTATCAGACCTTCTCCGGCTTCTGGATTTTCTTCTAACCACTTTGCTTCGTTTTCTACAATCTCTTCGTCTGTTAAACCAAGATATTTCTTTAATGCAAAGCGTCTACTAATATACTGTACTTCTGCTAATTGTCCAAATACTGCGGCTCTAGCATTGTTAACTTCAATTTCACGATACTCGCTAAAGCTCTGCGGTGGTAAGAATGTTAGTTTAAATGTACTAGAATCTAGCTCAATACCTTTGTGCTTTAAGAACATCTTAAATTCTTTATCTAAGGGATTTATTACTAGATTTTGTAAACGTTGGCAATATTTGTTAAAGCGATATTCTTGAATAAATGCTGTTCCTACTCTGCCATCATTGTATGTAGCTGTGCCATCATCAGGACCAGTAGGCATATAACTGCTAGGAATACGCATTGCTCGCATTAGCTTGTTGGTGAAGTATTTCAAGTCATCAATTTGACCTAGGTTATCACCGCCTGGCAATACTTCAACTTTACTACCACGACCTTCTGCTGTTTGAGCAAAGAAGTAGTCTTCTAACATACTTAATGGATTATAACTTGCATCCATAATGCTAGTGCCACCACCTGTACGACTTGGCATACGGCGTTGATGAATTTCGTTTTTAACACGCTCAACAAAGCTCATAGCCATGTTAGCAGGCATGTTACCTACGTCGATATAGAATACTCTGCGTTCCGGAGCACGTTGTACACGATAGATAATGATACTGTCTTCTAACAATGACTTCTGTTGGAATACTTTGTATACTGCTTCTAGGATACTTGTACCAAAAGGATAATTAGTATCCATGCCTTCACTAAGGCTTAGATGTAATACGTGACTGGCATCTACGGCTGTTTCTGTATTATTTGTATTGCTATTACTGCCTGTATTAGCACTGGCAAACTGTGTAAAAGCACTCTTATTAAACTGTGTAGGACCATAGTTTTGATCCGCAATTAAAGGATTAGTTGCTACTTTATCATTGATATTAATGCTTAAATTCTTAATGATATACTGCTCTACTTCGCGACCTTTGCTTTGATTAATAATAATTTTACTAACATCTGCGCCATCTACATATAGTAATTCATACGTTTCTGGATCACGAATAAAGAAGCCATCACCATACTTAATTGTACTACGCATCATACGCCATACACGTTTGTTCCAGTCGTTGATCATACACCATTGGCGCAGACTACGAGTTAATACGTTTACTTCGGCTTCTGTTGGTTCGTTAAAATGTTCAATGCTAAAAGGCAAATTGCTTTCATAATCGAACTGTGTACAGAACTCTGCAACTGTGTCAAGTGCGGCATTAACTTCGCTGTCTTGATCCATAATTTCGTATTGCATATAACGCTCAACACGATTTGGTGTACCTGCGTATACGTCTTTTAACCAACTGCTAAACTTACTACTACTGCCGTGATGGTTACCTGTGGCTACTTTTGATTTAGCTATTTCGTTTGCTGTTTGCGGTATTTGAAAGTGCTTACGCCATGACATATTGTTTATTCATCCTAATGTAGTATTTATTACATATTTCACTGAGCACCATACTGCATGTTAGCTAATTGGCGATTTCCTGTTTCGCTGACAGAAACTTGTCTAGCCGCAATAGCATTACCGTAGCCCATGTCTTCTCGCATTTGACGCAATTCACGGGTCATAGCTTTTTGTTGTTCTAAACTAGCAGATTGATAGCTATTTGACTGATCTACTGCGGCAGCATCAGCCCCGGCTAAATCATCAGCACTTTCACTCTTTTGGTACTCGCTGAATGCTGTGGATATTCCTCCGATTAGGGCGCCGCCAATTGCACCAACTGCGGCTCCTCCAGGACCAAATAAACTGCCTAACATAGCACCTGTGCTTGCCCCCGATAATGCTCCGCTGGCGGTACTTACTGCCCCTCCGGCAACACCATATCCGTTTTCTTTTAGTGAGTTTGCTCCAGAATCCAATACTGCTCCGCCTAACCAAGAACCCATGGTAAATTTGCCGCTTGATGCTATTTGACCAACTTTAGACTCGCCTAACTTACCCACAGCATTGCTTGCAGTACCATACAAACCGCCCAACTTATAACCTAAACCATATGATTTACTAGATGTCAATGCGGAATTAGGTGAATTTGGAACGTTCGAAGCTCCGGCTGCTTGTTCTGCTATTGTTAATCTTCTAAATCCGTCTGCTTGTTTTTCAGATGATGTTGTTGTAGATCTTAATTCTTCTCGTTTTTCTCTTAAAAATTGATCTTGTATTTCTTTAGGGGTCATCCCTTTAGAACGCATTTCTTCTATTCTCGAACGTTTGGTTTGTGTAGAGCCGCTGCCTGGTCCGCCACCCCCACCTAATCCACCTAATCCACCACTTAATGTTCCGCCAGGAGTTGATAGTGTTGTTTGTAATGTTTTAAATATTGTGTTTAACGAAGTTGTAGTTCCAGTTAGATTTTTAAATACACCTGTTAAAAGATCATAACCTGCTTTGGCAACTAGCAGAGCAGAAGCAACTCCGCCAACTACTGAAATCAATGATCCTGCTCCAGAACCACCTAAAATAGTACCCAACTTAGCAAATGGTGTTAACAAGAATCCCAGTACATCAACAAAAGTAGTTAAAGTTTTAATAAATGTATCCCACGGAATTCCATTTATTAATTTTAAGAATGGTATAGATAAAGCCATTAAGTTGGCTTTAAATGTATTCATCGCCGCATTAAATTCCTGAGCAGCCTTGTCTTCTTTTCTACGTTGTTCGCCTGCGGCACTATTATAGAATTCTACTTCCTGTGCCAATGATAAGAACTGTTTAGCACTATCCCCTAAAGGACCGCCTAGTTCTGCCATCATACGGATTTCGCCACCGCGAGTTTTCATTTCTTGTTTAATTGTGTCAGATAAACGTTGTCTATCTTCGTCAGTCATTTGCTCGCCAGATTTGGCTTTCTGTGCAAGCCTATTCATTTCATTGTACGTGCTTTGGCTTGCTAATGCCATGTTTTTACCAGTGTCATTGATAATCATTGGCAGGCCAGCAAGGGCAGGACCCAGTGTATCTCTGGCTAACTTATCGCCTTCTTTACCAAACAATGCACTAAAGTTAGCGGCATAGCTGTTCAAAGATTTTGCAACATCTGCACCACCTGTTTTGACGTCTCTAACAAAACTGCTTACTAATGGATCCTGTGCTAGTTTAACAGCAGCCTGAGTCATTTCTAAAACGCTCTTACCTGTTTGATTAGCCAGTGTATCTAGTTCTTTGGCCAATGCTCGAGAATTATTAATAACTACTTCTTGAGCCGCTTTACCTTTGAATCCTTGTGCTGTAGCAACTTTTACCTGTTGAGCAGTAAACATTGCTAATTGTTCGTTGCTTAATCCAAGATTACCAACACTAGCAGTTGCTCCTCTAACACTGCCAATTAATGCACCAAAATTCTTAGCACCTTCTGTGGCGCCAGCACCCAAACTAGCAAATCCGCCGCCGCTTTCTTCTAATGCTTTTGAAAATGCACCTAAACTAACACCACCTGTTTTGGCAGCAATAGCAAAGTCCATAATACCGCCACTGATACCACGTTGTAAGCCTAATTGTAATTGATCAGCATATCCACTAAGTGCACCTATTAACGTACCGACACCAGTGGTTAATAGCGTCATGCTAGTAGTATATCCATAACCAGCTGATGCTAAATTACCTTTAAAGAATTCTGTAGTTTTAGTTAAATCTCTAAATTTTCTGTCAAGTTCCTGTGAACTTTTATATCGTTCTTCTTCTAAATCGATGCCTTTTTCGATTTGTTTATTTTTATCTTTGAGTAAGGCTACTTCTTCTTTTTCTTCTTTACTAGGGCCAGAGGTATCTGCACCCATTGTTTTAGCCATTGCCTCAGTTAAGGAAATTAATTTCTTTAGTTGACTATAACTAGCCAGCCCGTCGAGAGAGAACTCGAAGCTCGAGTCCCCTTGAATTCTTCCGTAACCTTTTTGTGATTCTGCCATTAAATATGTATATAAATAAAGAGTAATTTCCTTATACACTATTTAGTTGGAGAAAAAATGGAAAATCGTATCAATCCCTTAAAACAATATTTTAGAAAACCCGGAATATGGATTAAGTTGCCTAGCCAAGGAAACTTTTATAAAGACAAGCCAGCCGACTTAAATGAAATGGGCGAAATTCCAATCTATCCATTGACTGCCAAAGATGAATTAATGTTAAAGAATGCTGATGCATTATTGAATGGTAGTGCAATTACACAAATGATCAACAGTTGTGCTCCTACTATTGCCGATCCCATGTTAATGCCTGCCATCGACTTAGACGCTGTATTAGTTGCCATCAAACGATGCACATATGGAGAAACTCAAGACGTTACATGTACTTGCCCTAAATGCGAAACTGCCAACGAAGTATCAATTAACTTAAATCAAATTATTAGCAGTATTAAATCCGTTGAAAAATTAGAACCTGTTATCTTCGACAATGGTATTAGTGTTTACATTAAACCTGTAACTGTTAACAATTTATTAAGTTTAAATTGGGTTCAATTCGAGCAAGTTAGAAATATTCAAATTGCAGAACAAAATAACATCGATGAAACTAGTAAGGTTACTTTAATGCAACGTAGTTTTCAAGTATTAACCGAAAAGAACATTGAAATAGTCAGCAGTTGTATCGATACTGTATTGTTACCCGATGGTGTTGCAGTAACTGATCAACAAGACATTAAAGATTGGATCAATGATCTAAGCAAACCAGACTTTGCTAAAATTGAAGATTCTATTATGGTTACTAGCAATACTGGTATTGATAAAGAATTTGATGTCACTTGTAAAAATTGTAATAATATATTTAAATCAAGTCTAGACTTAAATCCAACAACTTTTTTCGCGTAAGGCTTTTATCCTTAAAGTCCGGGCCGGACATTCTAAAGTACTTAGATAGTTTAGATAAGGAATCAAAAGCCATAACAGAAGATATTGTTACTATGGCCGTATACTCAGGACAGAGTTATAATGACTTATGGAATATTAGTTTCGAAGAGAAGAAGATATTCCTTAAAGTACTCAAAGATAAAATTAGTCTAGATCGAGGCATTAAGCCAAAGACTACATTAACACAAGAAATGATTTAAGTTGTTCGGGAACAACAAGATTTACCTTTTACTTTACAGTAAAACACAAATCTTAGGATTCTTTTTATTAACATTCATCACTATTATTAATAGTACTTCTTAGATAATACTTGTCAAGGTTTTGCAGTCGTACTTCGCCCTGTTAAGGACGAAAAGTAAAAATTGGAAAATCCTGTCGGAGGCCCATTATCGTAATCTACTACTACAACTATTACTAGTAAAGGCGGTTACGCTGTACCTTTTTATGTAGCTCTTCTTATAACGCAAAATCAAATAGCCAATAGATAAACACATTGATTCTTGTAGGTTGCAATGACTCAGCAGTGCCTACTCTTTTTGGTCGTACAATACATTTGCCAACACATTTCATACCCTGTGTTGCGTCCTGTTAAGGATAGTGGCAATCATGTCTCTGCTACTGCTCAGATGTTCCTTCCCTGCGACACGGAGTCCAGTTATTGGGTACCTAGTTTAACTTGCCGGTACAGGCATTATCAGTAGTGTCTTTGTGGCTAGTGCCGATTTAAATTCTGTTTATGATATGTGATCCGTGGACGCGAACGGATATTTGGCCATTGTAGTAATCTGTTGTTTCTAAAACTTTTCTATCGAATTGTTCTTTTGCTTCTAAGTATGAAGTATGTGCCTTGGATGTGCAGTAATGTAAAATCTCACGAGTGAAATTTTCTTTGCCTAGTGTGGTAACGTCTTTAGATAATTCATCACTACTCCCGTAGTAATCACGCCAGTCTGAATCGACTTTTGTACGAATTTTCTTTTTCTTTTTGATGCCATTTTTTTGCTTAACAACTTTATAAGATGTCTTTGCAAACTTTGCCAATTTTTTGCCTATGTATTTGCGGCCTGTGACTGAGTTAGTAATGAGATAAACAAAACCAACACAGTCCTCAGGAAGTTCTTCTATTAAATTACCTTGGTAAAGCCATGTCATCAGTTTTTATTTAACTGATAACGCCGCTTTCTCTTCGGTGATTTCTTTACGACGTTGCTTAACAAGTTTGGCAACTTCTTGCAATGCTTTACGAGCACGGCCAGCGGCTGCTTTAACTTTTTTAGTCGTGAACTTTTCGTTCTCTTCGATATACAATTGAAATTGTCGAACAAGTTCTTCTTGTGTATTTACCGGAGTTGTGTTTTCTTCTGTCATAATTTTAAGCCTCTACCATTTCTATATCTGTATTGAATGTTGTAAAGCCATTCTCTTTTACTACTTGTAGTATGTTATTTACACGCCCGACCAGTTCATCACGGTGGCTGATTAAGAAGATATTCTTCCGATTTTCTCTAGCCATCTTTTTAAGAATACCCAAAGAATTATCAACACCGTTGGCGTCCATACCACTGTCAATCATTTCGTCGATAAACAACAAATTGATTGGCCTATTTAAACTTTCATAGACATCTCTGAATGCCCACGACAAGCCCAAAATAAGTCTATTACGTTCGCCTCGACTCAAGTTATCAAAGTCAAACTCTTGTCCAAGCTGTGTAATATCTACTTCTAAGTCACTGCGGAATTTAACTTCATGCGGTAAACTTAGCTTTTCAAGATAATGTGCTAGTCTGTGATTTAAGTAACTCAAGTTCTGTTCAATAATACGCTTACGAATAAAACTATCCTTACTGGTCAACAGTTTAAGCAAAAACTCTTGATGCTCATTTAACTTTGTCAAACCATTAATGATCTCAAAGTTAATTTCTTCCAAAGCACTGGTTTTCAAATGCTCTGCTTGTTCAACATAAGGATCAATGTCTAATGCTCTACGCTCAAACTGATCCTGTGCTGTTTCTAATGTGCTCTTGTGATTAACTGCATCATCGATATCACTATAACGAACTGTGGGTGCAGTACCTAACTTACCTAGTGCAACAATATCTGCCTGTACTTTTTCTAAGGCAGTTTCTTCTTTAACTAAATCTTCTTGTAGACTAGCAACTGCACCGTCAATCTCTGCCATCATTTCTTCTTGCTTGTTATCGTGAATGTCTTGACCACAGGCATGGCATTGGTGTGCTTCGGCTTTAGTTTTAGCACCTTCCAATTTCAATAAATTATTTTTTAAGATTTTGATAGCACTTTGATGTGCTGCCAAGTCTTTATTATGACGCTTGAGCTCTTTCTCGTTGGCCTGCCACAATGCTAGAGCTTTATGATTTTCAAGTTCGATGGCAATATCAATGTTCATTAGTTCATTGATACTGGCAGCAAGTCGCTCTAAATCGTCCGCTTGTTTCGTCTGCCATAAACGACTACGACGTTCCAAATCTTCGATA